TTAGGCGACCTGCAGGTTCACGGCAGACATCTTGCTGCTGTCGCGACGGTCGGCCTGCAGCTCGTAGGAGACCTTCTGGCCCTCGACGAGGCCGCGCAGGCCAGCCCGCTCCACCGCGGAGATGTGGACGAAAACGTCCTTGCCGCCATCATCCGGCTGGATGAAGCCGAAGCCCTTCTGGTCGTTGAACCACTTAACAGTACCAGTATTCACGCGGTCGTCCTCGTCTCGTTAGAAGCCGCAACGCTCTGCCCTCGCGTGAGAGCATGACGGTGCGACAGCGCCAATTGTCCGGGTGGGAGCTTCGATGGCCGGGGCCCACTGGGTCCCGGCCGGGCACGATGCCCGAGGCCGCCCGCCCGTTGCCGCTGGACCCCATGTAGGGGTGCAGTCTGTCCGGAACAAGGCAGGGCGGCCGCGACAACGCGCACCCCGCGTGTCAGCGGTTGGTGCGCCCGCGCTGGTTGGGGTCGACGCCGCCCTGGGGCGTGGTGTCGTTGGCGACGTCGCCCTCGTCGGTGTTGGCCCCGGCGAGATCCTCGGGATCGCCGCCGGACATGGTCATCCCCTTGGACGCACCGATGCCGGGATTGCCCTTCAGGTCGGCGTCGGTCGGGGTCGTGGTCTTCGGCTGCTTCGAGGTCATGCACGAACTCCTGTCGGAAGAACGCGCCTAACGGTTGAGCGCCCGCTCGAGTTCGCCGCGGGTCATGCGCGAGCGGCCCTTGATGTCGCGGCGCTTCGCCTCGTCGTAGAGCGCGGCGCGGGTCGCCTGGGACCGCGTGTCGCGCTCCTTGGACCGGGTGCGGAGAAAATTCGTGCGGTTGCCGGACGGGCTCTCCCGGTTCGACGCGCCGGCCTCCCGCAGCGCGATGGCGACGGCCTGGCGCCGGTCGGTGACCGGCTCGCCGTCGCCGCGCGCCAGCTCGCCTTCCTTGAACTCGTGCATCACCCGGGCGATCGTGCCCTTCTGGGCGTCCGTCGTCTTGTGTGGGCTGGCCTTGCGTGGGCTGACCTTGCCTGAAGTGATCTTGCGTGCGGCCATGGTCGTCATCCGCTCGTTTCGGGCGTCCGGCGCCCCGTTCCGGCGGATCAACGCCGCGGATCCGGCGTCGTTTCGCGCGATGCAGGCCGGCCCTGCGCGCGATTCCCTGTCGCGTCGGGCGGAGCGCTCCCATATACGGGCGACAATTCTACGGTGTCGGACTGTCAATGGCGGGTATCTCGGTTTCCCTCGAAGGCTCGAACATCCAGCTCTCGTTCCAGAAGGACGACCAATCGACCGCGGTCATCATGGATGCCAGCGCGGCCCGCGCCCTCGTGCGCGCGGTGGGTCAGCTCCTCACGGTGATGCACGAGCCGGACGAGGCCGAGATGGACGACCTCGGCGAGGACGAGGCCGCGATGCTCGACGTGACCTCGCCGGCGATCGAGGTCGGCACCGACGAGCAGGGCCAGGCGGTGGTGGCGCTCCAGGCGGGCGGCCTTCCGCCGTTCCAGCTCCGCCTCACCGACGAGGAGGCGCGCCACGTCGCGACCTCTCTCAACGAGATCCTGAACGCCCCGCGCGACGTGCGCAGCTCGCATGGCGGGCACTGACGCCGCCGCGCGAGGGAGACGGGACGACGCAGTGACGAAAAAGGGCGCCCGACGGGCGCCCTTCGTGTTTTCAGAACCGCGTGCCGGGATTGCTCGGCCCGCCCGGGAGATAGTCGGGCTCGGAGCCCGGCCCGGTCGGATCGGTGATGCCCGGATCGTTGACCGGGTAGGGCGAGCGCGGCCCGGTCGGGCCGGTATCCGGCAGATCGTCGGGGGTAATCGGCGGCGGGATATCGCCCGGAATCCCACCGGGAACCGGCTCGTGGCCGGGCAGGCCTGGATTGGCCATGGTCGTTCCTCCTGTCCGTCTGGGCATGCGGGTCAACCGGCCCGGGCAGGCGGGGTTCCGCGGCGGCAGAGGGCGGGGACGGGGACCGGAACCGGCCAGGGCAAGGGCGTCGACCGCCCGGGGCGTCAGCCCCATCATGCCGCCGGCGCGGTACCAGACGGAGAGGTCGCCGGGGCGTCGCTCCTCCCCTCCGTCACCCCGTTTCCCTCCGGCTCCACCCCGGCCACCGCGGCCGAGAGCAGGTCGGCGGCGAGCTGCAGGTGGGTGGCGAGCGGCTGCTGGTCGAAGTTGAAGCGCATCAGCGCCTCGGCCCCGGCCAGGTCTTCGCCGCCGCCGATCAGCCCGAGGCGGATCGTCTCGCGCAGGTCGGCGGCGTAGAAGCGGTGGCTGGCGAGCCTGAGCTGGATCTCGCCGATGCCGGCGGTGCAGATGCGCTCCAGCTCGCCGATGCAGCCGAGGGTAAGTTGCAGCTTGCGGTGCCGCCCGCCGAAGGCGGCGTAGACGGCGGTGCGGGAGGTGTCGGGCGCCATCAGCTCCGCCGTCCAGGCGAGGGGCCCTTCGCCGCGCAGCTGGCCGCTGAACTTCACCACGCCGTTGTCCTGCGAGGAGAGCTTCAGGTTCTCGAACCACACCGCGCCGTCCCAGCGCCCGCCGCCGGCGGCCGCGACCTTGGCGACCAGGACCTGGGTGTAGGTCGGCGGTCGCGCCGGCCTGGAGGATGCGGAAGCCCTTGGCGTCGGCGATGTCGGAGAACGAGGTGTTCCAGGCCCGGGCCCTGAGGAAGGAGCGGCGGCTCGGCACCTGGTCGGGGGCGTCAGTCTCCGGCACGGTGGCGTCATCGAACTCGTCGACCCGCTCGATCTCCTTGGTGGTGATCATCGCCACGAAGTCGGGGGGTGTCGGCGGCGGAGTCCTTGAGCAGGACGCGCAGGTCCTTGCCGCCGAAGGGGACGGTCTGGGTCATCGGGTTCGCTCCGGTGACGGGGGCTCGGCGTGCCGGCCGGGTGGACCCGGGGCGTGCGGGACAGGTGACGGCCTTGTTACCAAACCGCCGTTTTTGGTAACAAGGCGCTGGCTGGATCGGGTCCGGCTTGTTACCAATCACCCTGATTTGGTAACAAGGTCGTCGGTTCGTGCGCGCACTCTCCCACCTCGATCAGGTCGCCTTCGCGGACCTGTGCTCGAAGGCGTTCGACGCCCAGTTCGACCTGCGCTTTCCTGCGAACGGCAATTTCCTCAAGCAGAAGCGCGGCAACAAGGAATATTTCTACTACAAGGGCTACGAGCGGGCGGCCGAGGGCGTGCCCGGTAAACACAAGCTCATCTATGCAGGTCCTGCCGACGACCCGGAGGTTCAACGGCGCGTCGAGAATTTCGGGCGCAACAAGGACCTCTATCGGGCCCGGCGCGAGCTAACTGGAAAGCTCCGCCATTCCGGCCTGCCGGCACCGTCCCCGATCGAAGGCAGGATCCTGGAGGCCTTCGCCAGCGTCGACGCCTGGAGCAGGGTCGTGCTCGTCGGCACGCTGGCCTACCAGAGCTACAGCGGCCCCCTGGCCGCCGTGCTGGGTGAGGCCGAGTACCGGACGCAGGACGCGGATTTCGCCGAGTTCGTCGTTCCCGCCGCCCAGGACATGATCGACCTGCCCGCGCTGCTGCAGACGGTCGACCCGACCTTCGAGCCGGTGTTCCATCCGGCCGAGGCCACGGTGCCGGTCGGGTTTCGCAACCGGATGGGCTACAAGGTCGAGCTGCTGGTTCCCTCCAAGGGCGGTGCGAGCCCGGTCTACCCGTCCCGCGTCATGGCGAACATGGGAGCCCAGGCCCTCAAGTACCTGGAGTTCCTGGTCAGGGATCCGGTCCGGTCGGTCGCCCTCTACGATGCCGGGATCCCCGTCATGGTGCCCGCGCCCGAGCGCTTCGCCGTTCACAAGCTGATCGTGACCTGCCTGCGCGCGAGCCACGACCAGGCCAAGGTCGCCAAGGACATCGCCCAGTGCGGCGCGATCATCGATGCCAAGCGGCTCGCCGGCATGACGATCGACCTCGGCCTGGCCTGGGCGGAAGCGCATGGCCGCGGGCCGAAATGGCGCAGGTTCCTCGCCCTCGGCGCGGCACGGCTCTCCGACGACCGGCGGGCGACCCTGGAGGAGGGGATCCGCAAGCTGGCGCAGGTCGAAGGCAAGGACCCGGCCCCCTTCATTCCCTGGCTCGCGCGTCCGGGTGGATAGCCCGGCCGGTGCGTCATCCGTCCAGCATCACGGCGGCGACGTCGAAGAACACCGCCTTGACGGTGAGCGGGCTGATCACGTCGCCGGCCTGCCGCACGCTCAGCCGATCACAGAACCCGGCCTCCGGCGGCGGCTCGAACCCCTCGACCGCCCACATGCCCGCCCGGGCGAGGCTCCAGGTCTGGTCGCGGTCGAAGGCCGCCGACTCGATGAAGATCCGCAGGCGCAGGTCCCAGGCCGGCAGGCCGCCCACCTCGAGGCGGGTCGCGTTGAGCGGCCCGGCGAAGATCCAGGGCAGGTCCGGCTCGCCGTCCGCCGGCACGTCGTCGTAGATTTTTTCGCACACCACCGCGCTCACCGCCGGCGTCGTTCGCAGGCAGCCCAGCAGCGCGTCGCGCAAGCGCAGCTCCGGCGTCATGTCAGGCCCTCGCGGTTGGCCGCCTCGTTGATCAGCGCATCCGCCGCCAGGCCGCGCTCGGCCATCACCTCGTTGACCGAGGGCCAGAAATACGGGTGCGGGGGCGTGCCGGGATGGGTACGGCGGGTGCGCCGGTTGGCATCCGCCCTCCGGTAGCGCCGGCCGGTGCGCGGGTTGACCGCCAGCGCCCCGTCCGGGTCGCGGGGGCCGAAATAAGCCGCATCCGCCACCCGCTCGCCGCGGACCCCCGGCCAGGTGCCGTGCTCGACCAGGAAGGCGTAATCCATCTCCCGCGGGTCGCGCGGGTTGACCGCGCTCGCCTGCACGCCCCACACGCCGTCGACCTCGGTGGCCTCGATGCCCGAGAACAGCCGCCCGGTATCCTGCGGGACCCGGGCGCGGGCGCGCTCCACGATGTCCTCGGCCGCCTGCCGGTCGAGGGCGCGGCCGCGCAGGGCGAGGTGCAGGCCCATCCGGGTCAGGCTGGCGACCAGGGCGTCGACCCCGGACACGGCCGCGTAGCCGAGCCGGGCGAGGCTGACGAGCTCGCCGATCACCGGCCGGGCTGCTCCAAGGCCTCGCGCAGGATGGCGTTGATCCGGGCCTGCCAGCCCGATCCCGTTGCCCGGAAGCCCTCGATCACGTCCGCGTCGAGCCGCAATGTCACCTGCCGCTTCGGATTGTCGAGCCTGGGACGGCCCCGGCCGCGGCTGACGAGGCGGCCGGCCTCGTGCCGGTCTGCCGTTCCCACATCGACCTCCGACAGATCCGGCAGGTCGTCATATTCCTCCACCTTAGTCCCGTGCGCGTCCAGCGCCGCGAGATCGACAAGTCCCGTCTTCTCGTCAAAGAAGGGAGGCGTATTTCTTCTGCTCGCGCTCATTGGCTTTCGCATCGTGAAGACCCTGCGCCGATCGTCGCACTCGGTCCATCCCACCACGACCATCCGCCCGCGCAGCCGGCCGATGGTGATGAAGCGCCGCTCGCCGTAATCGCGCCGCGTGTCCTCGGACGTGTAGGTCTCGCCTTCGAACACCTCGTCGGCCGACGCGAAATCGAGGCCGCGTTCGGCCAGGGTCCTGTCTCGCTTCGCGGGATCGAACGGCTCGATCATGTGATTTTTCGTAGTGCCAAGAATTAGCTGCGTCAAGGAATTATGGCACTACAATAAATCGGAAGGAGGCGAAACGGCTCATGCGATCACGTCGAGGCCGCCCGGCGGCGCGAGACGCTGAGCGAGAGCCAGCCGGAGCGATGCGCGATCGGCACCGACTCGATCGCGAAGTCGTGGCCGGCGATGGTCACCCGGTCGGCCACGGTGGGGCCCCGCGTGCGGGCGGTCTCGCGCACGATCAAGGTGCCGTCGATCCCGTCCGTCACCGCCCCGGCCTCGACCAGACGCCGGCCGGCGAGCGGGCGCCAGGCGCCCCAGGCCCGGAACAGGTCGGCATAGTCGCCCGGCACTTGGCGGCCACCGCGGGTGATCAGGGCGCGGCCCCGGAAGGTGACGCGCTTGTCGAGCTGGCCCGGATCCATGGTCAGGCCTCCGAGGGCTGGTAGCGGGCGAGCAGGCGGGCGATGGTCGGGTTGTCGGTCAGCGTCGCGAGCTGCTTGCCGCCGCGGTTGTCGAACAGGTCGGCGGCGATGAGCAGGATCGCCGCCTGGATCGGCGGGGGCACCTCGGCGGGCGTGGCGTAGCCGGCGCGGAAGCGGATGCGCCAGGCCGCCGGGTCGGGATCCGCGGGCGGCCAGCGGGTGCCGGGCGCCGGCAGCAGGGCGAGGCTGCCGCGGCGGTTCGGCGACAGGGAGCGCCAGGTGGACACCGGGAGGTAGGCGCCGCCGGTCAGGGCCTCGACCGAGAGGACTGCCGCCACCGGCGGCAGGTCGAGGAGGAAGCCCGGCGCGTCGCCGCACCCGCACGGGCCCGGCGCGGGCGCCGTCGCCTCCCAGGTCTGGGCGAGGAGAGCGTGTCGGAGCGTCCCGGACCAGCCGTCGAGATGCTCCTCGGCCGCCGCGACGGCCGCCGTGACGGCCTCCGCCTCCTCGGTATCGGGCTCGAGCTTGAGGTGGGCAAGCGCCCGCGCGAGCCCGACGACGCGGCCGGCCGGCGGCGTCAGCCGGGCATAGCTGAGCATCACGCGGCCGGCGCCGCAGCCGCGAGCTGCGCCGCCAGGGCCTCGACCTGGTGGCGCAGGGCGTCGCGGTCGGCTTCCGCCTCGGCGAGCCGCGCGGCGAGGTCCTGGACCTGCGCCCGCAGGTCCTTCGCCGCCCGCTCGGCCGCCTCGGCCCGGGGCGGCGCCTCGGCGAGGCCCGCCGCCTTCCAGGCCTCGCCGATCGCGTCGGGCACCGTGACGGTCTCCCCGGCCTGGTAGGAGAAGCTGTCGCCGGCCATGCCGGTGAGCATCCGCACCTGCATCGTCGCCGCCCTCAGCTCGCCGGGTGCTGGAACGCCTTGATGGCGTCGTTGCTGGCGTCGATCAGGTTGCCGTCGTGGCGCGACCAGGCGAGGAACGCCACCTGGCCCTTCTCGAGGTACTTGCTGTCGGCGAAGCGAAACAGCGTCACCGCCATCACGTCGCGGATCAGGTACTTCTTGAAGTCGCCGAACAGCAGCGAGCGGGCCGAGGCGCCCATCGGCGCCATGTGCTGGTTGACCGTGTAGCCGTAGCCCAGGATGTCGGAGGGGTCGCCGCCGGTGACGCCCGGGCGCCAGAGCGGCCGGCCCTGGCCGTCCTTCAACTTCTTGAGCGCCTTCAGGGTCGTGTCGTGGAACATCCAGCGGCCGGAGGTCCGGTAGGCCGGATCGACCGCGTGCTCGAGGTCGACCAGGTCGTCGTAGGTGACCGCCGCGAGCTGGCCCGCCGCCCCGGTCTTGCCGGCGGCCGCCGCCGTGACCACGCCGCGGGGCTGGCCGGCGCCGGTGCCGGTCGTGAAGTGTCGGTTGGTGATGCGGGCGATGCGGGTGGCGAGCGCGACGTTGATGTAGGGCTCGATGTCGATGCGGCTGTCCTGCAGCAGCTCGAGGGGCACCACCACGGTCTTCGAGCTGTACTTGTAGGCGCCGATGCTCACCGTGCCGAAGGCGATGTCCTGGCCGCTCGCCGCCAGGCTCTCGCCGACGATCTCGCCCTCCTGGCCGGTCTCGTCCACGGTGGCGTAGTCGATGGCGTTGCCGCCGTCGGTCTGGATCACGGTGGCGACCGCCCGCATCCCGCCGAAGGCCGCCATGCGCTCGAGCATGGTCTCGGCGAAGTCGCGCGGGACCAGGTAGCCGCCGGCCGCGCCGGTGCCGACGGACTGGGCGCCGTAGACGCGCTGCGCCTCGTCGCGGCGTGCCTTGACGTGGGCGCGCTGGTCGTCGGTCAGCGCCTCGGCCCCGCCACGGGCCCAGGCGGAGAAGATCGCCTTCTCGGCCCGGATCGTGGCGGCGTTCTCGTCGACCGAGCGGCCGTTCCTCTCCGAGAGCACCCGGCCGCGCTGCTCGAGGCTGTCCTCGATGGTGAGCACGCGCTCGACCCGCGCGATCTGCTCGTCCAAGCGGTCGATCGCGGCGTAGATCGAGTCGACCTGGTCCTTCACCTCGGGGGTCCAGTCCTTGCCGGTCTTGGCGTCGAGGAGGGCGCGGGCCTCGCGGGCTTTCGCCGTGCGCTCCTCGCGCAGGGCCTGGATCGACTGCGTCATGGTGGGGCTCCGAAAACGACAAAGCCGCCCGGATGGGCGGCTCGCGAGGGTGGGAACGGGGGTTGGGTGGATCAGGCGGCGCGCTCGTAGAGGGCGAGGCGCGCGGCGTAGCGGCCGTGCTCGGCCGCAGCCGCCGCGAAGGTGTCGGGCGGGCGGTGGGCGAGGGCCGCCGGCGGGTTGCGGTAGGCGGCGAGGTTGAAGGCGTTGCCGATCGCCGGGGCCTCGGCCTTGCGGTCGGCCAGCCCCGCGGCGATCGCCTCCTCGGCCTCGAACCAGGTCTCGGCCTTCATCAGCGCCAAAACCTCGTCCTGCGGCTTGCCGGTGCGCCGGACGTAATCGGCCGCGATGGCGAGCCCGACCTTGTCGAGGAGGTCGGCCGAGCCGCGCAGGTCGTCGGCGGTGCCGAGCGCCAGCGACCAGGGCTCGTGGATCATCACGAAGGCGCCGGGCGCGATCGCGATCTCGTCGGCGGCCAACATCAGGAACGAGGCGGCGGAAGCCGCGAGCCCGTCGACATGGGCCACCACCCGCGCCGGGTGCTGCTCCAGGGCGGTCTTCATGGCGCGAGCGCCGAAAACGTCGCCGCCGGGCGAGTTGATCCGCAGATGGAGCGTGCCGGCGGTGACGCCCTGGAGGTCGCGCACGAAGGCCTGCGGATCGACCCCATAGGCCTCGCCGATCGCGTCGTAGACGTAGAGCGTCGCGCTCTCGCCATCGGCGGCCCGGACCAGGCGGTGGCCGGCGCCGCGGTTGCTATTCAGGAGCTGGATCAGGCGGTGCATCGGCGGCGGGTTCCGGTGGGGTGGTCGGGGCCTTCCAGGCGGCGAGGCTGTCGCCGTCGGGGCGGGCGCGGTCGTTCTGCTTGCGGCGGACCTCGTTGGGGGTCATCCAGCCCGGGCCGGAGGAGCCACCAAGCGCCAGGCGGTAGGCCTTGAACCGGCTCTCGATGTTGCCGCGGACCAGCACGTCGCGGTCGAACTCGCCGAGGAAGCGGGGTGGGTTGCGCCCCGGCCGGGCGGGCCGGCCGCGGCCGTAGAGCTTGTGGTTGACCTCGTCCTCGATCGCCACGAGATGCGGATCGAGGGTGTAGGTGACGAAGCCGATGCCGAGCGCCTCGATGCCCGAGCCCCAGCTGGTCTCGTCCATGCCGAGCAGGAAGCGTGGTACGCCGAAGATGCGGGCGATGTCCTCGATCTGGAACCGGCGGGTGTCGAGGAGCTGGGCGTCCTGCGCCGAGATCGGGATGCGGTTGTAGGTGCCGCCCTGGTCGAGGACGGCGGGCCCGGCATTCCGGCCGGACTTGCCGAAGGTGCGGCGCCAGAAGCCGCGCAGCTCGTCCTTGTCGCCCTTGTAGACCTGCGGATACGAGATGTAGCCCGAGGGCGCGGCGTCGTTCTCGAAGTAGGACTGGGCGAACCGGTCCGCCTCGATGCCGAGCCCGACGGCGGCGCTCATGGCGCGGATCGGGGTCATAGCGGTGAGCCCGTCCCACTCGGCCGAGCCGGGGACGTGCAGCACATCGTCCTGGTCGACCACGATGGCGGTGCCGGTGTCGAGGGTGAGCCGGTAGCGCAGGCGATCGCCGGCGAGGCTCACCGCCACGCGCTCGAACGGGATCGGCCAGAGCGCCACCGGATCGCCGGAGGCCTTGCGCTCGATCCAGGTCACGGCGTTGCCGCGCAGGAGCATCTGGGCGAGCGTGGTGCGCAGCCAGAGCGTGCGGCTCAGGCGCGGGTTGGGGCGGATGCGCAGCAGGTCGGCCGCGGGGTGGTCGAGGCTCGGCTCGCGGTCGCCGTCGTCCAGCTCGCGGTAGGTCTTGAGCGGCAGCATGGCGGCCGCGAAGGCGATGATCGAGACGCAGCGATAGACCGCGGCGTGGCGCATGGCGGTCGCGGGTGAGACCGTGCCGGCGAGCCCGCCGGGGAGGAGGGCGTTCCAGGCCTCCGCGTCGGAGGAGAGGAAGGTGGCGGAGGCTTCGATTTTGGGCTCCACGCGCGGCCGGGCGGCCGCGCGGGGTGAGCGGCGCCAGAAGGGCATGGGGGCTCCGAGCTTTATGCTAAGATTTTATTGCTGGGCGATCAATCTATGCGTCGGCTATGATAGATTTTATTGGCGACCTGATTTATATAGCTTCTGACTTATACTCATTATATTTTATCGCTATACACGTTGTATATAAATTATATTATTTATATTCAGAAATATACGTGACTTATAGGTTTATTTTTATATCGATCTTTTGGGTTTTGCTGTGGTCAAGCCTTGATTATTCACTCTCAGCATCAATTGAGGCGTAAATATAATTTGCTTGCAGCCTGCCGGCCAGCGCCGCATAATCTCGTTCGAAGAAATTACCTAGTGAGTCGCATGTCAACTCCCGAGCCGAACAACTCAGCGGGTGTGATAACGGCCGTCGCCTCGCTCGTATCAGCTCTAGCTTGGCCAGCACTTGTTGGCATTGTTTTTTACGCTATATATAGCAATTCAGCCAAGCTGTCCGATAGCTTAAACAAGTTTATGGCAGACAAACAATCCGCAAAACTTGGAATATCAGCCACAGGCGGCTTCACTTTTGAAATAGTCGAAAAGACTGCCGCCATTTCTGCACAGGCTGTGGTTGCATCGGCAAAGAACTCAACGTCTGGATCTTTGACAGATACTCAGGCCGCGCAGGTTGCGTTGAGCGCTCAATCAGCAGCTATCTCTCTTTCATTCAATGCGCTAGATCCACAAAAAAGGCTCAAAGTACTATGGGTGGACGATCACCCAGAAAACAACATCGATTTGCAGTTCGCTTTCCAGGCTCTTGGTATCGTTGTCATATGCATTGATAGCAACGAAAGAATTCAGAGGGCATTCGAAGAAACCTATTTCGATGCAGTTATTACTGATATGGCTCGAGACAATATGGGCAATAATCGCCCGGCTGACATGCAGGGCGGCTTAAAAACTGTCGATATTATCAGAAAAAACTATCCAACAACGAAGGTAATCATCTATGCTGCGCAATGGGCAGCCTCCCACCGCAATGATAATTTGCAAAATCCAGTTGTTCTAATAACAAATTATACTCAGGATGTCTATCGTGAGATAACTGAACTTGCCACAAGAAAGTCTAACAACATAAGATAAATTATGTAATTATTTGAATAAATATTATATCATAATTCAATAAATCCTTTCTCAATGCCTACGTCCTCGCCCGCCATACAACGAGCGAGGGCCATCATATGCGCCACCGGCCCGTCGATCTTATTCTCTGGCCGCTGCTTGGTCGGATAGACGTTGTCCTTGCGATCGGGCTTGGCCACCACGTTCGACAGCATCCAGGTGAAGACCGGGTCACCGTTATGGGCGATCGCCCGCGCCCGGACCAGGGCCTCCATCTGCTTCATCGGCTCGGAGAAGTTCAGCACCAGCGGCCGGACCTCGATGCAGGGCAGGCCGGCCTCCATCAGGGCCGTCACCAGCATCGTCGCCTGGTGCGGGTCGTAGGCGACCTCCTCGACCTGGTGTTCGCCCACCAGCCCGCCGCGGCGCTGCCCGTCCGCGCCCTCGGGGCCGAGGATCGCGTCCAGGATCGCGCCGTAGTCGATCATGTCGCCGTCGGTCTGCGTCAGCCAGAGCGGGGCGGCGTCGCGCCATCCGCGGTAATGCTCGTTCTCGCCGGCGTCGATCGTCGCCTCCGGCAGGAAGTAGATGCCGAAGCGGGCGTAGTGGTAGCCCTCCGCCCGTAAGCCGGCGGCCGTCGCGCCCTCGCACCGGGCCAGCTCGAACAGCACCTCAGCCGCCGCGATGTCGACCTTGCTGGCGAGGTCGAGCCCGATCCGGCACGGCTCGCCGCGGAAATCGGCGAGCGTCAGGCCCGGCCGGGCGCTCTCGATCCAGCGCTGCACGTTGAAGAAGGCGTCCCGCGCCTGCACCCAGATGTTGAGGTGCTTGGTCTTGAACACCCCGGCCTTGCGGGCGTTCGACCGCGCCGCCCGCTGGCGCGTCACCAGGTACTCGCCCGAGACCGAGACGTCGAAATTCGGGTTGGCCTTGCGGAGCGCCGCTTCCGAGGTCCAGTCGTCCTGCGGGTCGATCGTGTAGATCAGGGCGAACAGCTCGGGATCCTCGAGGACGCCCTCGAGCACCTTCTGCGCCTCCTGCTGGAGCGCGTAGCAGGGGCCGGCGAGGTTGTCGCCGGCCGTCGTGATGATGATCAGCAGGGGCTGCTCGCGGGCGCCCATGCCGGTCTCCATCGTGTCGACCTGCTCGTCGGTGGCATGCTCGTGGTACTCGTCGTGGATCGAGCAGGACGGCGAGGCGCCGTCGCCGGGCGTGCCGATCATCGGCTCGAACCGCGAGCCGTTGCCGAGGATGTGCAGGTTCTTGGCCCCGACCGCGATCCCGAAATGCGAAAGCAGGGCCGGGGTCTTCTGCGCCATCAGCTTGGCCGGCCGAAACACCTCCCAGGCCTGCTTCTCCGAGGTGGCGCCGGAATAGACCTCCGACCCGTACTCGCCGTCGGCGGCGAACAGGTAGAGCGCGATGCCCGCCGCCCAGGTGCTCTTGGCGTTCTTGCGCGGGATCAGCAGGAACAGCTTGCGGTAGCGCCGCAGGCCATCGGCCTTGCGCAGCCAGCCGAACGGCACCGCGGTCATGAACAGCTGCCAGGGCTCGAGGCGCAGGCGCTCGGCCTTGCGCGCCCGCTTGCCCTTGGTGTGGGGCAGGAGTTGCACGAACCGGCATACCTTCTCGGCCTTCGCCGGCTCGAACCGGTAGGGGAAACCCGGCTCGTCCTGGCGGGCGAGGTCGTCGAGGTGGCGCTGGCAGGCCAGGCGGATCCATTTGCAGGCCGGGATCCGACCGGCGACGACATCCCGGGCATAGCCGTTCGCCTGGTCCACGAACGGGTGCGCCATCGCTCCTCACAGGTCGGCGAACGGGTTTCCGTCCGGCGGGGTGGTGGCCGACACCTTGGACCACGCCGCCGGCGACAGGCCGAACTCGGCCAGCAGCGCCTGGGCATGGCGCATAGCCTCGTTGCGCATCCCGACCTCGGGCCGGGCCCGGTGCATGGTGGCGCCGGTGGTGCTCACCGTCTGGTAGACCCGCCCCAGATCCTCGATGATTGCGGTGCAGACCTCGATCTCCTCGAGCCGCGAGGCGAGGAGCGCCAGCATCGCCACGTCGTCCGGTGACGCGATCCGCATCCGGTCGGTGATCGCCGCGAGCTGGCCGAAGATCTCGGCCGCCCGCTCGTTCAGCCAGTCCGGCGCCTCGCTCTCCCCCTCGGACGCCACCGGCGCCTCCGGGTTCATCCGGCACGGCTGCGCGGTGCCGGCGAGCTGCTTCAGCGCATCCGGCTTGCGCTTACGCCCCGCCACCCCATCCTCCCCAGAAATCTCCTCCAAACCGCACGCGCATTTTCCTGATTAAACAATCGGTCCGGGCGGTGGGGGCCTTGGGACTTTGGACCCGGGGGGTGGGGTTGCTCATGGGACGGCCGCGCGCTCCTCGCGCTGGATGACGCGGTCGTGGCAGGACTTGCAGACGCTCTCGTGGTTGGCCGGATCGATGAACAGCGCCCAGTCGCCCCGGTGGGGCCGACGGTGGTTGACCACCGTGGCCGGGACGACCTCGCCGCGGGCCTTGTGGCGCTGGCAGAGCGGCTCGCGGGCGAGCTGGGCCTCGCGGGCGGCCGTCCAGGCGGTAAGGCCGTACCAGGCCCGCCAGGGGCTCGTGCGGCGGCGCTGCGCGTCATAGGCCCGGCGGCTCTCCCGGCGGGCCTCCTCGACCGGGCGGCTGCCGCGGGGGCGGTGCTGGGGCGGACGCATCGGCATGGATCAGCGCCTCCAGCCGCCGGCAGGCGACGTCGAAGTGGGCGGGATCGAACTCGACCCCGAGATACGGCACCCCGAGGGTGTGACAGGCCGCGCCGATCGTGCCCGAGCCCATGAACGGATCGAGGATCGGCCCGTCCATGATGGCGAGGAGCCCCTCCATCAGGGCGACGGGCTTCGCTGCCATGTGCAGCTTCACCCGCGGCACCGGCACGGAGAAGCAGCCCGGCGCGGTGGTGCCCGTCATGGGCCGCGGCTCGTTCGAGCCCCAGACGACGTACTCGGCCTGCGCCCGGTAGCGGCCGAGGACCGGCCGCACGGCCTGGGTCTTGTCCCAGGGCACGATGCCCCGCCAGACCCAGCCCGCCACCTGGACGGCGTCGGTGGTGACCGGCAGCTGGCGCCAGTCGCAGAAGGCGCCGATCAGCCCGCCCGGCACCACCGCCGCGCGGGCCCGCGCCATCCACAGAGCCGACCAGGCGAGGAGGCTGCGCTGGTCGCGCGTGTCCCCGGCGAAGTCGCGGTGCAGGTGGCGCTGCTCGCTCTGCTGGTACTTCTGGCTCGGCGGCCGCGCCCGCTCGCCGGCAGTTGTGCCGCCGCTCGAGTAGGGCGGGTCGCACAGCACCGCGCCGAAGGTCCCGGGCGCGGCCTCGGCCAGGGCCGCCAGCACGTCGAGGGCATCGGCCCGGATCAGCGTCGCCGATCCGATCCGCACCACCTCGCGAAAGCCGGAGAGCGCATCCCCGCACCGGCCGGGGAGGGCCGATGCGGGGAGCCGGTGTGCGCCGGGAGCGGACGCATGCAGGATTGGCTGCGCCGTGGCGGCCTTGGAATGGTGTTGAGGCATGGCCTAGCGCTATGGTCCTGCCGCCGCAGCGCGCGGTGGCGGGGTGACCGGTTGTCCGGCCGGCAAAGGGTCATGCGTGGGCACCAACCACGCGGTTCGGGGTGGTGATGACACCCCGGCTCCCGCCTCCTTTCGGAGCAGGATCAGTCTGGGCGCTCAAAGGCGCCTTGGCGAGGCAGCCGACCTCTGCGTCAGCCGCCGCGCAGGTCTTTTGCCGATCGAGCGCCGCGCGCACCCGCGCCATCTCGTCATCGAGCGCCCGGGCCCGCGCGGCCCAGCCCTCGAAGCTGTCGGCATACTCGAGCGCGGCCCGCTGCCCGGCGAGCTGCGCGAGGCGCGCCTCGAGGGCGGCGCTGGATGTCTCAGCCATTCACGCGGGTCCAGGTGCGAGGGCAGCCGGTGCAGGCCACCCGCTCGCGCAGGCGGCCGCGGGTGAGGGAGGCGCCGACCGTCCGGGCGGTCTGGCCGCTGCCGGGGGTCGGGCGGCCGTGCGCGTCGAGGGCGTCGTGCTGGCGGGCGCACAGGCAGGGCAGGGCGCGCCGGCGCAGCACGCCGGCGGTGTCGTCGGCGCGCATCAGCGGACCCGCGGAGCAGGCATCATGGATCGGCTGGCCCTTCGTCGGAGCGGTCGGCGATGATCGCCGCATGAGCGCCGGGGCAGAGCACGTGCTGCTCCTGACCCGACCAGCGAAACAGGTATTCCGACAGGCCCCGGTACTTCGGGTTGTCGAGCAGGTAGCCGACCCGCGCCCGCCGCGCGGGCCCGGCACGCCGTCGGCGTTCAGTCCCGCGGCGATCGCGCCCTGCGTCAGCCCGCGGGCCCGCTCGCGGAAGATCCGCCGCACGATCCGGGCCTGGGCCGGGTCGATCTGCAGCCGGCCCTCGCCGTCGCGCCGATAGCCGAACGGCACCCGCCCGCCGGCATAGCCGCCCCGGCCGGCCTTGGCGGCGCGCCCGCCGGCGGTGCGGTCGCGGATGGCGTAGCGCTCCGACTCGGCCATGCCGGCGAGGATCGCGAAGAGGGTCCGGCCCATCGGGGTCGCGGTGTCGATCGGCTCGGTGACGGAGCGGATCACCACGCCGTAGCGCTCGGCCAGCTCCGACACGGTGGTGACCGCGTAGCGGATCTCGCGGGCGAGCCGGTCGAAACGGTAGACCAGCAGCACCGCGAAGGCCCGGGCCTCGGCGAGCGCCAGGACCTCGGAAAAGCCCGGCCGCTCGGAGGGCCCGGTGGCGCCCGAGACGCCCGGATCGGCGATGACCGCGACCAGCTCGTAGCCCTGCGACAGGGCGAAGGCGCGGACCGCCTTGTCCTGCCCCTCGAGGCCGTGGCCGCTGGTCGCCTGCTCCTCGGTCGAGACCCGGGCATAGGCCACCGCCCGTATGCTGGTCTCGGCCTGCGCCGCGGCCGCGGCCTTGGTGCGCGCACGCAGCCGGCCGACGCGCCGGGAGCCGACCGACGCCATCAAACCTCTAATATAATTGAGTTTTATCGGATATCAGAATTGTGGCGCAACGCCACAAACCGATACTCTTGAGTATGCGTTATCGCAGGCCTTGAACCCGTCGGCGACGGGCCTCGACCGGCACTACGCGGCGACCGATCCGCACCGGGCCGAGGCGGATTTGGCCGCGCGGCGCCGGCTTGGCAGCCGCCGCGAGGGTGGCCTGGGCCCGGGCGAGCAGCTCCAGCTCCCGGGCGGCCCGGCGCAGGTCCCCGACCAGGGCGTGCTTCTCGGCGTGGAACCGCTCGGGATCGCGGTGGCAGGGCGCGAGGCGGGCGAGGCGATCGGCGAAGGTGGTGAGCTGCTGCGCCTCCACGCGGGGATCGAGCACGGCCACCTCCGGAAACGCAAACGCCCGCCAGGCGGTCAGCCTGCGGGCGCATGTCTTCGAACTTGGCTAAGATGCCGCGTTCACTGCGGCAGTGCAAGCCTGTCGGTAGGGTTCCGGCACCGGGGGCAGGCTATTGCGACAAGCGCACGGGTTGGTCCCGCGGTGGCCCGACACCCGACGGCACCGGAATGGGCGACGAGCTGTAATTCGAGTTGACGGTCAAGCGCGCATTCCCCTCCGTCCGAATGTCGCGCGCGACGATCACCGTCCAGGCCGACTGATCGGCGACCTTGCTGTTGCCCTTCACCGTCAGGTCGGCATTGGGAAGATAGATCGTGCCGAGGAGCTTGCGGGCGTTGTTGGTCGAGATCTCGACCGTGCCGGTGTAGCTGCGATCCGTGATGAGGACGAAGCCGGCATAGGGTCCGCTCTTGCGGCCTTCCAGCTGCAGCACGGAATTCGCCGTGAACTGCGCCGTCTCCAGCCCCTTCAGGATCACGACGACGTCGCTGCCGGTGATCGAGGTTTGCCCGCCGATGCTGAGGCTCGGCCCGACGAAGTAATGCTCGCCGGGCTCCAGCACGATCGTGGCGTCGCCGAGCAGCGAGATGCCGCCGCAATGGACCCCCGGCTTGAGATAGGTCGTGCCGCCCCCGATGCTGATGAAGGTCGAGCTGCAGAGCAGGGGCACGCGGATCGCGAGGTTCGCGAAGGGGTCTGCGATCGGGGGCGCATCCGTGATCGGCGCCGGCAGGATCGCCCCCGAGGCGCTCCCGGACGCCCGCGCCTCCCCGGCCGAGAGACTGGCCGCGCGGCCCACCGTCAGGTTGGCGTTGCTCTGAACCACGCAGTCCCTGGCCGCGATCGCGGAACTGTCGGTCACGGTCACGCTGTCCTGGCTGTCGGCATGCGAGCCCAGCACGCAGAGCGGCTTGCGGGCCGTGCGGATGGCGGTGGCCGACGCGGCCAGGGTCCAACCCCCGGGCGGCAGCAGGCTGCCGAAGAACGAGGCGCGGTGCGCCGCCAGGCTGACCGTGACCGCGCGTGCAACGGTGTCCACCGCGGCAGTCGAGGCGATGGTCCAGCGCAGGCGCAGGGGCGTCGCCATGGTATCGGCATACAGACGCGCCCGCTCCACCGTGGCCGTTGACTGGTCGACCCCGAATTCGCCGGCGCCCTGGATGGCCGCGGCATCGACGTAGCTTTGAAGCTTCGACTTCGCGAGCATCACTTCGGCCAGCTCAGCCACGCCCACCGATCCCATCGCCAGGATCGGCAGGAGGAGACTGAACAGCACGACGATCGTGCCGCGCTCGCATTGTAGGATCTGCCGGAACGGTGGGCGGAGGATGCGCATAAAGCTGCACATGTCGAGCATCTTGAGTGACGATAATGAAATCGGCAGTATGCACGCAGGAGTAGTTTTTGCTTGCAGCCTACAAATTCATCAGTTTTTTCTGTGCTATAAGAATATATGCTTTGGGAAAAACGTCGATAGGGTCTGACAAGCAACTTCCCGCAAGCGGTTAATGCTTTGCACCCCCGCCGGCTGCAACGATCGCAGCGCCGGCCCGGTGGAAGGCCGCGGCGGTCGGGGTGTATCGACGGCCGATCCGCGGCGGGCCGCTCCCGATCTTGGCCGGGCCATCCGATCATTCGCAGGCAAGACAGGTCGTCATCCGAGGCGAGGAGAATGGCCCTCGCACGCGCCGGAGCCGCGTGCCGATACCCTCCCGGCGGCAGCCAACCCCGAAGGCGCATCGCAGGCGGGGCGACCTCTATCGCCGCCGCGCGCCTCGGGTGCGAGCGAGCGCGGCCTGTGCCTGCCGCTCGGCCGCCTGCCGCTTCCAGGCCGGCTGCCAGCGCAGCGCCCCGTCCGGGTCGGCGCCCACCGCGTAGGCCTGTCCCGCCGGCACCAGGCACCCGGCGGCATCCGTGGCCTCGCCGGGCGCGCCGGGGGCCGCGGCCGCGCCGACGATCCGGCCCGTCTCCCGCCCCTGGCCCGATTGCCGCGCCAGCCAGTCCGCCGCCACGTCCTCGAGGAGATCGCGAAACCGCTGCGCCACCCCGGCCACCGCCACCCGCCCGTCGCCGCGGCCGAGACCGCGAGCGATGCCGGCGAAATCCCGTCCCTCGGCCAGGATCTGGTGCAGGAACCGCGTCCCCACCGTGCCGATCGCCTCGCGGAGCTGGTCGAGCAGCCCCTCGACCAGCCGCCCGTCATCGATGGCGAGCAGGATCGCCAGTTCGTGCGCCACGGTGTGGTCGACCCGGTTGCCGCCCTCCGGCGAGCCCGCGCCGCACGGCCCGGCCCGGCGCTCGAACACCTCGGCGATCACGCGCCCGATCAGGTAGGCCTCCCGGCTGATCCGGCCGTGGCTGGCCTCGCGCTCCAGGAGATCGGTGCAGCGGTTGACCGTGACGTGGACTCGCTCGGGCTCGGCGAGGGGATCACGCTCCGGATCCGGCCAGGGATCCGCGACCGCGGCGACGGCGGAGCGAACGCCCTCCGACGGGCGAGGCCGGGCGAGACTGCCCGGCGTCACCGCCCGGCCGCCGTCGTAGCGATCCCGGGCCGCGTAGAGCGGCGTCCGGCGGATGAGGTGGTCTACGGAGTCCATCGGCACCGGCCCCTGAAACGAGCGCGCAACACTGGCGTCCGGGCCCGGTGTGACACGGGCAATGTGCCACGCGGTCGCAGCGCGGATCAGGGCGGCGTGTCGAGGCCGGCCGGCGCCAGCCCTTCATTCTGCACCAGCGCCGCCCCGCCGGCCGCGGCCCGCTCGAAGTTGAGCATCACCGTGATCGTCGCAATGGCCTCCCCGACGCGCCGCAACCCCGTGCGATACGACCAGCCCCGGCGCTGATGGCACACCTGCCGGAAGCTCTCGGCGTGGGCCTCGCAATAGATCCAGGCCTTGAGATACTGCCTCGTCTCGTAATCCTTGATGTAGAGGTCCGGCCAGCGGATCGCCTTGCTGGTGCTGTGGATCGCCACCCGTGCCTGGTGATCGGTCGCGGCCCCTCGCTCGGCGTAGACCAGCCACAGCTTCACATCCTCGGGGGTGAGGGGAGTTACGTTGATCGCGCCGATGAGCTGGGGAGAGGGGGCGGACATGGGTTAGGCGGCGATCATCAGCGAGGGTGTAGGCGGGAGCGCATTCAGCAACCCGCAAGGGCGACCCGGCTCTAGTCGACACAGCGCGCTATCTGGGATTGGGATTGCCCCGGATCGGTGGTTCTTGCTCACTTTGCGTGGATGGCGGTGGAACGCCTCGGGCCGATGATGGTCTGATCCGCCCTCCCCATCGTGGGAGGCATGAACATTCCCTTCGCCATCCCCGAGTGCCGCGTTGCGCATCTCGTCGAACGACACGACGATCACCTCGTCGTCCCGGTGCGACTGGACGCAGCCACAGGCTGCTGCCCAGAGTGTGGGCATGCGAGCCGGTCCGTCCATAGCCGCTACCACCGCCATCCCGCCGACCTGCCGCTGTCGACATCGCAGACCAAGCTCCGCATCGAGGTGCGGCGGTTCTACTGCCGCAACCCGACCTGCCGACGCCGCACCTTCGCCGAGACGCCTACGGACCTCCTCGCACCGCGTGCCCGGCGCACGCGGCGGCTTGGCGAGGCACAGGCCAGGGTCGGCCTCGCCTGCGGCGGTGCAGGCGGCGCGCGTCTTCTCGCGCACCTCCACATGCCGGCAAGCCGCGCGACCGTGCTGCGGCTCGTCGCCCGCATGCCGATGCCCGACACGCCGGCTCCCATCCGGGTCGGGATCGACGACTGGGCGATCAGGAAGGGCAGCCGTTACGGCACGATCGTCGTCGACCTCGACCGTCACCGCGTCATCGATCTCCTCCCGGATCGCACGGCACCCACGGTGGCCGGCTGGCTCGAACAGCACTCCGGCGTCGAACTCGTCGCCCGGGATCGCTCGACCGAGTATGCCCGAGGCGCAAGCCTCGGTGCTCCCCAGGCGCAACAGGTCGCCGATCGCTGGCACCTGCTCACCAACCTGCGGCAGGCCGTCGAACGCTGGCTCCACAGTGCCCATGCCCGGTTGCGGAACCTTCCACTCCTCCCTGGCTCGACCGCTCGTCCCGCCCGGCGCAGCCGCGCTTTTGCCCGCTCTACGACGGAGTTGGAAGCGGGGGCACAGAGCCGGATGCGATGGCAGGCCATCTACGATGAGGTCCGCCGTCGGCACGCCGGCGGGGAGCCCCTGCTCGCGATCGCCCGTGCCCTGGGGCTGGCTCGTGCGACGGTACGCAAGTATGCCAGCGCCGAAGCGTTCCCGGCGCGGTTGCCTCACGGTGCCGGACCGAGCCTGCTTGATCCGTACGTCGCGTACCTGGCGGAGCGGATCGACGAGGGCTGCGAGAACGCGATGGCCCTGTGGCGCGAGATCCGGGAACGGGGCTACCCGGGGACGAGCCGGCAGGTGCACCGCTTCGTCGCCGAGCGCCGGACGAGGCCGGTCCGATCAGGCCGCAAGGCCCGCAGTGCCAAGGCTTCCGCTTCGGAGCCGCCTGGATCGGAAGCCCCGTTGCCGCCAGCACGGCAGCTGGCGTGGCTGCTCGTGCAGCCGATCTCGGTGTTGGATGTGAGGGAAGCGGCTGTGGTGAGCCGCCTTGAGCAGGACGACACCGCGCGGGCCGTCACGGGTCTGGCCCGCCGCTTCACCGCACTCGTGCGCGCCGCCGGGAAGGGCAAGACCGTCACCAATGATCAGGACGCCGCTGCAGACATCGAGGCCTGGATCACGAAGGCCCGGACCTGTGAGGCTTCTGCGATTGCGACGTTCGCCTCGGGATTGGAGGCGGACATCGCGGCCGTCCGGGCTGCTCTCAGGGAGCCCTGGAGTAGCGGCCAGGCGGAAGGCCAGGTCAACCGGCTCAAGCTCATCAAGCGCCAGTGCTACGGACGGGCAGGCCTCGATCTCCTGAAACGCCGCATGGTTCTGGCCGCCTGATCCACGCAAAACGAGCAAGAACCATAGAAACGGGGCAATCCCAATCCCAGGCTCGGCGCCTCGCTGAGCGCGCGGGGCCTGGTGGCGTGCCTTTCACCGCCCCCGGATGGCGGCAGTACCTGCTCAGCCTCAGCCCCGCGGCGTAGCCCGAGAAAACGACCTACCAGGCGCGGTTTCGTATCGTTAGCCTGTACAGGTACCCGGTCCAGGCCTTCGCGGCGGCCCGTCCAAGTTCTTGTTTCCGTATCCTTAGCCCGTCTAACCCGTACAGGCTGCTGATACGTTGAGGGTGGAGTACCAAGCCATGGCCAGGGGCCAGTTTGTCACCTACCTGCAAGGCACCTCCGGCCCCGGGCTGGAAGCGCAACGCAGGGCCGTGGCCGACTTCTTGAACGCTGATCGGCGGTACCTGGTGACTGAGAAAGAGGTGGTGGAGGCCGAGACCGGCAGGCGGGCTGCCCGGACGAAGTTGGCTGAGGCCATTCAGCTCTGTCGCCGTGACGATGCTACGCTGGTCATCGCCGAGCTGGCCCGGCGGTCGGATGATGTCTATTTCCTCCGGGAGCTTCAGCGGGCGAAGGTGCATTTCACTGCAGTCGATATGCCCGGAGCCAACATGATGATGATCGGTACCATGATTGAGGTGGCGCAGGCGAAAAGCGCGGCGGTCTTGGCCCGCACCAAGGCCGCGCTCGCCGCTGCGAAAAAGCGGGGCGTGAAGCTCGGTGGCCCGACCCACCACCACCTCCCGGCTCAGGCCAGTCGAGCCGCCACCGCCAGCGCAACGGTGCGGTCAGCCAATGCCCAGCACTGGGCCGAGACCCTGGCGCCCGACGTTGCCGAACTGCGGGCGGAGGGGGCCACGTCCCTGCGCAAGCTGGCAACCGGCCTCAACCGGCGGGGGATCACTACGCGTCGAGGCGCGGCCTGGACCCCAACGGCTGTGCAGCGGGTGCTCGAGCGGATTGAGGGCTGAGCACCCGACCGGCATGAGTTCCCGGGAAATTCCAGGGTATTTCCCCGCCACTGGCTGGATGGCGGTACTTCGAAGTAATGCTACCATAAGGAAAAAAGTAAAATTTTCCTGAAATGTAAAATGCACTTAGTGTTATTGTGATGACACAGGTATACAGAAAAAAGACCCACCCATTATAGGTTTGATGTCAAGCAATTTATCTGATTTATTCATGTCGTTGTTCGGTTGACCAACAAGGTCGGCCTCTGCCATCCCTGTCACGAACCAATCGACGTTGGATGATTGTTCGTGACAGAGGTTCGGCCATGGCTCGGGGCAAATTCGTCACCTACCTCCGCGTCTCCACCAAGCGGCAGGGCGACAGCGGCCTTGGCCTGGAGGCGCAGCAGCGGGCGGTGACTGACTACCTTAACGGCGGGACCTTGACGGTGGCCGGTGAGTTCGTGGAGGTGGAGAGCGGCAAGTCCGACACGAACCGGCCTCAGCTTCAGCGCGCCATCGCGGCGTGCCGGGTCTACGGGGCCAAGCTCCTCATCGCGAAGCTGGACAGGCTCAGCCGTGATGCCGGCTTCCTTCTTGGGCTGGAGAAGGCCGGCATCGAGTTCGTGGCCGCCGACATGCCGAACGCCAACCGGCTCACGGTCGGGGTGATGGCCATGGTCGCGGAGGAGGAGCGCCGCGCCATCTCGGCCCGCACCAAGGCCGCGCTCGCGGCAGCGAAGGCGCGCGGGGTGAAGCTCGGGGGCGACCGGGGTGCCACCCTCTCCACCGAGGCCAAAGCCAAGGGGGTTGCCGTGGTCCAGGCCCGGGCCGAGAGCCGGGCCGCCGACCTCGCCCCGATCATCGGCGAGCTGCGCGCGTCCGGGGCCACCAGCCTCCGCGCCCTGGCGGCTGGCCTGAACCGGGCCGGCATTGCCCCGCCGCGGGGCACCACTTGGTCACCCATGGCGGCGAGCCGGGCCCTGGCACGGATCGGGGTCTGAAGCACGGCGCACCGGGGCCGCACCAACGCACTGGCGCGGCCGGTCAACGCGGCCCCCGCGGGGAGGCCTAGACCGCCACGACGACCTCACCGAGGTCAGCGACCCCTACCGGATCGCGATGCGCCAGATCGCGGGCGTCTTCGCTCAGCTCGAGAAGGCTCGGCTGGAATCCAAGCTCAAGGCGGCCTGGGACCGAAAGCGCGCCACCGGCGCCAAGGTGGAGGGGCGGAAGTCCCACCAGGAGCTGCGCCCGGAGGTCGTGGCCGAGGCCCGGCGGCTCCGGCGAGCGCGCCCGAAGGGCGGCCAGCGATCGTTGCGCGATGTGGCGGCCGAGCTGGCGCGGCTCGGCTACCTCAACGAGGCCGGCAAGCCCCAAGGCGTCGAAGCCGTCCGGCGGATGTGCGCGCCGGGCTGACGCACCGGCTTCCGGCTGGCTGGGCAGGGTCGGGAGCCAGTGCGTCGACGTGATCACCGGACCCGGTAGATGGCGTTTGATGTGCTGTCGCAGGACAGCAGCATCATCCGTCTTGGATGTCACCCGGCTTCATGGCCATGAACTTGTCATATCTGGCTATGCTCTCCTTAGTTGGGACGGTTCGATCCGTTGCGAGTGCCCGCATGCCGTCACCGAACGAGCGGCGGGTGACCTCGTCCAAGATCGCGAAGTCATTCGAGAGTTCATAGGACATCGAACCCGTCCACATGTCGATACGGGCATAGCCAGGTGCCCGTGCAAACAGCTTCGGACGGCCTGAAACCTCATGCTTAGCAAGCGCTACACGCAGGAATTCGAGTTGTCGGAAGAGCACATGTGTGCGCGCCAGGTCGTCCTCGATTTTCTTCGCGATTGACGGGTCCGCGATTATGCGCCGGAGGGCACGGGCGAAGGCATCGCGTCCGAGGTTCAGGTCGCTCGGCTTACCTTCTTCCAGGGCAGCCGCCTTGAGTTCGAGGCCGCCGTTAGCCTTCCATTTCAGGACGTTCTTAGCGCGCTCGCGCCACGTCCGCAGAAGTTCGTAGACGGCGAAGAGCCATTGCTGGCTGAGCGCGTTCAGCAGCATCGCGTGACCAATGTCGATGCCCTCGTCGGCGGAGCGGTAAGCACGGGCCTCGCTCTCTAGCGGCATGAGGAATTTATCGACGAGCGCGACGTTTGTGGCCTGCATGCCGAGGAAGGGATCGTCGCCGAGTAGCGTCAATCCGCGCAGGGCCTGATCGAGTTCGTATGTCTCGATCTCCTCCGGCTCGCGCGGCATGGGCTCGCCGTGTTCGTCGTCGTAATCCTCGATCTCGTCCATCACTGCCTCGTTTGGTCGCTTTCAACGCCGCTGCCCAAGATGGCGAGGAAGGCAGGGTAACGTCGACAACCAACGCCCTCTCTGCCGCGATCCAGTCGGCAGCGCCGGTCGGTCGGCTCCTGGCGCGCGATCCTCTGACGATGCGATGACGATCCCGCGGATCGTCATCGCATCGTTGGCCGGCTGCCAGCGCCGTGACGTGTTCGATCAATGCCTGACTTTGAACTGGGGTCTGCTTCCGACCGAGGGTGTCGTCTAATCGCCTCGCATAAAGCAAGTCCTTTTTGGATCGTCGGGCTGTCGTTTGCCGGGAGCACGGTCGTCTCCGCGGTCGGCATGAGCCGCCGCATAATGGGGCTTCGCAGGAAGAACCTTCCGATGTGTGAAGCGCATTCGACGGATCGGTCTGGATCTCACGATGCAACAGCCTCGGCGGAATGGTTCGCCCACGTCCCGGCAGGGACGCCTCGACGCACTTTGACGCGCGGCAAGCTTGGGTGCTGTCGTGTCAGGCCATGGCAGCCTTTGCACGGTAGGATTGGCCGGACTTCAACATGGAGTGCATGACCACGGCCAGCTTGCGCGCGACCGCTACGGCGGCGCGCTTGAAACCGAGCCGCTCGCGCAGCTTCAGCCCCCAGGCACGCAGGTCGCTGTCCACCCGGCTGCGCGTCAGGAGCACGGTCGCGGCTTCGTAGAGAAGCCCCCGCATATGGGCATCTCCTCTGCGCGAGATATGGCCGTCATAGTCGACCTCGCCCGACTGATAGCGTCGCGTTGTCAGCCCGAACCAGGCGGCAACGGAGCGTGACGATCGGAAGTTCGCAGGATCCTCGACCGCGGTCATGAAGGCGGTCGCGGTGATCGCCCCAATCCCGGGGATTGCCATCAGTCGCCGACAGGCCTGGCTTTGGCGGGCTCCGGCCAGGAGCTGACGTCCGAGTTCCGCCGCTCGCCGGCGGACTGCGCCCCAGGCTTCCAGCAGTGGAAGGATGACGCGCGCCAGACCGTCGTCGCCTGACAGGAGACGGCGAACCTCCGCCTCGAACGATCCGCCCTTGGCGCCCGGCACGATCAAGCCGAACGTCTTCATCAGGCCACGGATCTGATTGGAGAGTTCAGTCGTCACCTGCACGAGCTTGCTGCGTGCGGCGACCAGCGTTCGCACGAGCATGCTGTCGTATCCCTTCACGCGTACCTCGCGGAAGAAGCCGACCTCGGCCAGATGAGCCAGTCCGTCGGCATCGTTGGCGTCGGTCTTGTTGGCAGCCATGTCGAGCGCGGCCTTGGCATGGCGCGCATCAATGCAGATCGCCGGCAAGCCTTCGGCGCGCAGCGCGTGGTAGAACCAAACCGACAAAGGCCCTGTCTCGAACACGATCCGCAAGGCTTCGGGCGCATGCTTGCGCAGCACGCTGGCAATGAGGGCAGGATCGGACGCGCACGTGCCGCGCCAAACACGCTTGCCGTCCCGCCGCACGCTGAGCGCGGTCTCTTTCAGGGAGACGTCGAGACCGATATACTCGCCCATGGTTGTTCTCCGCTCGATGCATGGGCCCGGCGTCCAGTCGTGAGCCCGCTACTTCATCCTGCCGGGGAACAACCACCTCTTCCATCGTGAACCGCACATTGCGGCCCGAGGGGAGCGCTCCCGCGATTACCCCATGTGTGAAAACGCAAAGGCCGTAGAAGGATCTCCCCCTCTTGCACCCTTAGCGGCGGCAGCATGGGCATCACAATGGCATTCGGCCACCAACCCGGTTCCTTGGATAGCGGTAGCGCAGAAGATTGTTCTAAAAATTCCGGGCGTTCCTGAGTTTTCACGCACCCTCGACCTTTCTCGGACCTTCGGAAAATCTGCTCCGCAGCGCCCTTATGGTCGCAATGACTGGCGACGTGATCCCGTCCTCAGCCTACGTCTTGGGCTGCCTGTGCTGTCGACTGCCAGCCACGTCGCTCGACCATCTCAGGGGTAGCCGCGCCCCTATGCCGGATTTCGCTCCGGGGGCGGGTCGGGTAGCCTTTCTGCATGTCGGGCGATGTAGTTGCGGAATTCATCACTGCTCATGCGCTGATGCCGAGCGTCATACGTGGCAGGATCCCGGTTGTACCAAGACCCCTTAGCAAAAATCACGAAAGCGCCTTTAAGGGTCCGAGTAAGGAACCGGGCCGTTTTAGGTAATGGCTGCCCAAGGTATTGGCTACGATCCCAAGCGTCGTATGTGACGTAATGGCCGGGCGTCAGTTCGCAAACGATCTCGTCGATCCCATCTTTCGTTAGAACCGCTCCGGCCGTGCCGCTTGGCGATATGTGTTCGGCTTCAAGCCAGAAGTAATTCCAGGGTGAGCCCGGCCCGAAAGACTCAAAGCTCAGAAGACGGGGCTTCAGAATTACCCAAGCTCCAAGTTTGAGGGCGATGAAGCCCGCCTCCGCCGCAAGGGTCACTTGTGTAAGATCCATTCCTCCCTTGCCAGGAAGGAATACATGATTGAGACTTCCTGTGTCGGCGGCTAGACGAAGGACCGCGCAGATTTCGTCGATACCGGTCCAGTGAGCGCGTTGGGGCGCACCCGCAGGGAAGAGGCGACTCTGAATGCTCACCCATTCTCTGAGGTTACGCGCGTCGAAGTCCTTCATCGTGCGCACCCACGATGCGAGACGCGTCCCCACGTCGCCTATCTTGGGGCGCAGCAATGGATCGTTGTCGGTGCATTCCGAAAGCAGCTCATCCAGCGGGGCCGCGAAGATATCGGGATGGAATTGCCTTAGGCTTAAGCCGCCGACGGACGAATATTGACCATCAAACGCGAGCGGCTGCCCTGACAACGCGATCCATAAAGTTTTAGCAAACGAGTAGACGTCGGCTGGCGCGCCGTCGGCGGCTTGCGCGTCCCGGCGCATTTCCGGCGCCATCGTGAACTTCGGTCCGAGGGTGTGCTTTGAGGGCGTGACATCTGCTCGTCCCGGGTACTTCACAAGGCCAAAATCCGAATAACAGAGCCGGCCCCGGTACTGAAGGATATTGCTGGGCTTGATGTCCCTGTGATGGATGCCGAGGGCGTGAAGGTCGGCGAGAGTGCGAGCCAGTGGAATGAATGCTGCTGCAATCCCGACCGCGTTCTGTCCCGCAAGGCCGTTCGCGCCAGGCTCTGCAAGCGGCATGACATACCAGCGCGGGCCGGCATCAGGGCCGTAGTGCAAGTCCTCATCAAGGAGTGGGACGATACCGTCAACTCTCTCCGCCTCAGCCTGCTTGAGAGCGTGAATTTCGGCGGTGAACCGCGCGAAGACCGTATTACTCGTTTTTTTTAGCAGCTTGAGAGCCCGGTCCTCACCGCCTCCGCCGATTGGCGAGACTCGCCAGACGTAGCCATTGCCGCCACCGCCGATGAGCTCTCGGAGCATCCAATTGCCCAGCTTGTCGCCCGGTTTGCGCTTCGCGAGTGTTCCCATACCCCATTGATAGCAGGGACACGCCCCAGCTAGTCAATTTGCGTTATGTCGCTCCCTGGCAACGTCGCTAAGAAAGCTGCCGGCCCGTCGGCCCATCTGTCCGCTTCAGAGCAGGGCGCCAGCCCTGCTGGTCGCCGCGCCCTGATGTAGACGCAGGCGCACTAGGTCGCCGCCCACACCGGCGTCGAGACCAAGCGGCTGGCCTGAACCACAACAGACAAACGGTCGGGCAACGATGCTGCGCATCGTTTTTACATCGTTCCAGGATCTTTTTGTACGATCCCGGGCATCGTTTAGTTGCGGGGTGCCGCGTTCGCGCCCACCTTTCCACTATGTCACGCCACCAGCATCTTGCCGCCATGGCAAACCGGGCCGGCCGCGCCTCTGCCCTCGCCCGATCCGAACGAGCCCGCCAGCGCGCGGTGGCCCTCGCCCCGATCGTCGCCGAGCTGCGCGCAGCCGGCGCCACCAGCCTGCCGCGCCTGGCGGCCGGCCTCACCCGCGCCGGCATCCCGGCGCCCCGGGGCCCGGTGTGGTCGCACGTCGCTGTTCTGCGGATGCTGAAGTTGATCCCTGCGCCAGAGGCCGGCGCGTAAGTTGACAACGGTATTGAATAGAGCTGTACAATAACCATTTCTCCGGTAGCACCCCGGAGAATGTAAGATGACGGCAACTGCACCAGCGCCGACCCTCGACGTAAACATCGGCGACAAGTCGCATCAGGTCCTGATGTCGTTCGGCATGTTGAACGAGCTGGCCGAGTTGGTCGGATCGATCGAGCAACTGCCCGCGATCGACTTCGACACGCACACCCGCACCACCACCCTGGAAGTCTGCCTTGCCTCGCGCGACGAGCGCGGCCGGCGCGACCCCGAGTGGTTCCTGCCGCCGGCCCTCACCGTCGAAGCGGCGGAAGCGGTGCTCGACTTCGCGAAGGAGCACCTCTTCGATTTTTTCGTCGGGCGACTGGAGAAGCACCTGTCCAGCCTCCAGGCGAACGGGACCCGACTGAAGGCTGTCGGGTCGTCGCTGAGTGGTTCGGCGGCCTCAGCTTCGTAGACACCCTGATTTTCACGCTCGGCGTCAAGCCGAGCGCGCTCCCGGTGATCTACTGGTCTCACACCTTCGAAGACCTCCGGCGGATGACCGACATCAGAGTCCAGTTCGAGATGGTGAAGGCCATGTCCTTCACCGAGAGCCTTCTCTACACGGCCGGCCAGATCTTCGGAACTAAACGGCCCGAGTTTGCTGACAACCTTACCAGTATGAGCGACATGCTGGCATTCGCGAAGATGGTAAATGGCTGACGACAACCAGATCAACATCGATCTCGCGATTGATGATGCGAGCCTGAGCCCCGGCCTCCAGCGGATGGCACGGAGCTTTGTCGAGGCGACACAGGCCGCCAGCCGGCTGCGCGAGGTGCTCGCGGGCGCGGCGCGGGACAATGACGCTCTGGCGTCGTCGGCAGCCAAGGTGAAGGCTGAGCTGTCCGCGCCCGTCCAGGCCGGGCTCCGGGATCAGCTCCGCCAGGCCGAGACCGACCTTCGGGCCGCAACCGCGGCCCTGACGGTTGCCCGGCAGGCCGCTTCGGCGCCGTCGCCCGCACCGGCTTTCGGCGGTGGCGGTGGCGGTCGGGGCGGGGCCGGTGGAGCTGGTACCGGCGGCCTTCCTCCGGGTGCTGGTGGTGGCATCCCTCCCGGTGCGGGCGGCGGTGCGGGTGGTACCGGCGGCCTTCCTCCGGGTGCTGGTGCCCCCTGCAGCCTGTTCCAGCTTCAGGCTCAGATCGCGGCCAACTATGCCGCCATCGGTTCTGGCATCACCGTACTTCGGACCGGGCTTCAGCAGCTCACCGAGTTCGACGACCGCCTGAAGCAGTTCCAGGCCATCACCGAGACCACGAATACCGAGCTGGCCGGCTTCCGGGACCAGCTCCTGAGCGTCGCGGCCACCTCGCGCTTCAGCGTCATCGAGCTGGCCAACGTCTCCATCCAGCTCGGCCAGATCGGCCTTTCGGCCCGCGGCGTCGGCCAGACTCTGAAGCCGGTGCTCGACCTAGCCGCCGCGTCCGGGTCCACCCTCCAGCAGTCGGTGGAGGCCATCACCTCGGTGCTCGGGGCCTACAATCTGGAGGCCAGCCGCTCGGGCGACGTGGCCGACGTGTTCGTGGGTGCCCTGAACCGCACCAAGCTCGGGATGGACCAGCTCCAGCTCGGCATCAGCTACGCGGCCAACGTGGCGCGCGACAGCGGCGTGTCGTTCACCGAGCTGACGGCGGCGCTCGGTGGCATGGCGCAGGCCGGCATCAAGTCGGGTTCGACGCTCGGCACCGGCCTCCGGCAGTTCATGCAAGAGCTGACGGCACCGACCGACAAGCTGAAGGGTGCGCTGCGCGACGCCGGCCTGTCCATGGCGGACGTGGACCTGCGGGCCAACGGCCTTATTGGCGTGCTGGAGAACATGCGTCGGGCTGGCTTCACCACCGCCGATGCGCTGCGCTCCCTCGACCTGCGCGCCGCGGCGGCGTTCGCGGGCATGCTTGGCCAGCTCGATACCATCAAACGGCTCGGGGGCGACCTCACGCTGTCGAGCGCGGCGACCGAGGGCGCGGCCAAGGCCAACGAGAGCCTGACGGCCAGCCTCACCCGGTTCAACAACGTCGCCTTCGGGGTGCTCGACAAGAGCCTTCGGCCGATGATCACCGGGCTCACTAGCGCGGTGGACGGGGCCGCTGCGCTCACCGCCGCCGCCGACAAGCTCGGCGTGGTGCTCCCCATCGTCGGCACCGGGCTCGGCACCATCGCGGTGGCCGCCGCCGGGTTACGCCTCGGGGCGCTCGCGGCCAGCCTCGCCCCGCTCCTGGCGGGCCTCGCCAACCCGGCGGTGCTCGCCATCGCGGCGACCGGCGCGGCGATCGGTGGCGGGGCCTACCTCGCCCGCATCCTGTCCGACACGGAACGCGCCAAGGCCGCCCTGGACCAGGTGCGCGCCGTTCGCAACGAGGTGCTGTCCGAACAGCAGTCCATTGAGACCGGCATCTCGGGCGTGGACCAGCAGCTCGGCCTCTTGCTGGAGCGCCGGGAGAAGCTGAACGCTGATCCGGTCCTGCGACGCATTACCATCCTGGAGGCGCAGAAGGCGTTCGGTGAGCTCGGGCTGTCCATCTCGGCCAACGCGGCTAGCATCGATGAGCTGATTGCGGCCTACCGCCGGCTCCGCACCGAGCTTCAGGGCCAGAACACCGAGCTGTTGCAGCGCCAGTTCGCCGTCACTGCGAAGGAGCTGGACGCCCTGGTCACCAAGGGCAACGTGGATCGGCGCTCGGCGGACCAGCGCATTACCGATGCGCTCGGCGGCGGGGCTCCCGAGTATGCCGACCCCCGATATCCGGTGCGGCCGGTCACCGGCCCCCGGACGGATGACGCAGCGCTGGCCCGCGCCGGCCTCACCGCGCTGAAGCCCCTGCTGGACGTGATCCGCAACCCGACCTCGCTCGGCCAGGACGATCCGCTCGGGGTGTCGCGCTATCAGCAGCTCATCCTTGATGAGCGCCAGCGCCTCGAGCGCGAAGCCGCCCCGCTCCGGCTCAGCGGCGCCAGCCCGGTGCGGCTCGCAGGGATCACCGAAACCCTGGACCGTCTGGACAAGATCGCGGCCCTATTCGCGGACGCGGTGAAGACCAACAGCAACGCGGTGGCGGCGCAGGGCAAGCTCACCGAGCTGTCGGCCCGGGCCGACGTGTCGCGCCTCCAGCAGGCCCCCGAGTTTCAGGCCTTCGGCCAGCGGGCTGCCGACCTCCAAGCGGGACTGGCCGAGCGCAGCCGGGCGGTCGACGCGGACCGCGGCCTGTCCGGCACCGAGAAGAAGGACCGGATCGTCGCCGCGATCCGGGAGACGCAGGGCGACGCCGCGCGCCTCGAGGCCGAGTTCGGCCGGTACCTGGACGGTCTGCGGGCAGCCGGTGCGGCCGACAAGACGGTCACCGAGGCCGGTGCCCGCATCGCGGACCAGCTCAAGAGCCTCCGGCGCGGCGTCACGAAGGAGCTGGATGAGATCGCGTCCAGCATCCGGCCGGACCTGACGCGGGAGCTTCAGGCCGAGCGCAAGGCCACCGCGGCGCAGATCGACACGCTCATGAAGCGCGCCGGCACCACGCGCGACGCGGCCGAGCCGGGCGAGATCGAAGCGCAGGTGAAGGCCCTGGTGGAGCGTCAGCGCGCCATCGCCCGGCAGCTCATCGAGGCTGAGACCGCCAACCCCGATGAGGTGGTGAACCGGGCCGAGCTGCGCGACCGCCTTGCCGCCGCGAATGAGGAGCTGGACGCGCGCCTAGCCGGCTACACCGACCGCTTGGTGGAGGCCCGCAAGCGGGTCACCGAAGCGGTGCTCGCGTCGCAGGAACGGGCGCTCGGCCGGCAGAAGGCCGTGATCGACGCACAGGTGGCGCAGCTCGACAAGCAGATCCGCGACCCGGCCACCACCGTGGACAAGGCCGCCGAGCTGGCCGCCAAGGTGCGCGAGCTGTTGCAGCAGGCCATCGGCATCGTGGACCAGCAGGGGCAGTTGCGGGTTGCCCGGGAGGCGGTGAGCGCCCCGGTCGGGTTCAACCGGACCCCGGCCCTGTCCGAGAGCGCCAACGCGGTGGCGCGCCAGGTCGCGGACGCGGCGGAGGGGGCGGGCCGGAACGACCGGCTGCGGACCTTGCTCCGGTTCGGGTCATTCGAGAGCGACTTCAACCCGCAGGCCGTCAGCTCCACCGGGGCGAAGGGCGTGTTCCAGTTCACCAGGGGGACGGCGGCGGACTTCGGGTTGTCGGACCCCACCAACGTGGCTCAGTCGGCCCTGGCCGCGATCCGGTACTTTGACCAGATCGACAAGACCCTTCGCTCGAAGGGCCTGAACCTGTCCGACGACAACCGCTATGTACTCTACAACCACGGTGAGGGCGGAGGCTCGGCCCTGCTAGCCAACCCCGGCAAGGGCGCGGTTCAGGCCTTGATTGATGCCGGGGTGGAGGCGGGCCGGGCGCGGCAGGCCATCACCGCCAACGGCGGCCGGGCGGACGACACGTCGGCCGAGTTCGTCACCCGTCTGCTGGCCGCCTTCAACGCCAAGGCCTCCCGGGCCGACCGCCTGGCGGCCCCCACCGGGGATGCGCTCGATGAGGGCGAGGCAGCCAGCCGCAAGGCGCGGGCGGAGGCTGCGGCGACCGAGGAAGCCAACGCTCGGGCCATCCGCCAGAAGCGCCTGGCGCTGGACCAACGGCAGCTCGCCCGTGACGAACAGGCCCTGTCCGACCGGCTGTCGCTCGACAAGCGGGCCGTGGGTCGGACGGCCGACCTCGCGCCGGCCTCCCGCACCATCAACGACTTGGCGGCCCTCCGGGATAAGGAGTTGGAGCGGGAGAAGGCCAGCGACCGCTTCACCTCCCTCGCCCCCGATGAGAAGACGGACCAGGTGGCGCGCATCCAGCGCAGCTATGCCGACCGGGCTGCCAGGCTGGTGGAGGAGAACGCGAAGGCCATCGGTGAGGCCACGCTGAAGACCTACCGGGAGGAGGCCGAGCGCACCAAGGCCCGGGCCGACTTTCTGAAGGGTGAGGAGACCTCGGGCAAGGTGTCAGCCGGTGAGGTGCAGGCCGCCGACACCGCGGCGCGCCAGGCTGCCGACCGGCTGAAGCTGGAGGGCCAGGCCGCCGCCGTGCGGGCGGAGGAACTGGCGCTGGAACAGCAACTCGCTCAGCTCCGGGACAAGGGCTTGGTGTCCGAGACCGGGCGCGCGGCGATCCAGGAGCGCATCACCGAGCTGAAGAAGAAGGAGGCCGAGTACGCGGCCAACGCGGGCCTCCAGCGCGGTGTGGAGGCACGGAAGGACGACTTTGGGGCCGCGCTCAGCCGCGGGTCCCTCGACTTCTTCACGTCGGCCGGGATGATCGACCGCAAGACCGGCGAGTTCAAGACGGCAGCGCAGGAGATGGCCGGCTACTGGCAGCAGGCCATGGGCGGCATGTCGAACAGCATGACGAACCTGTTCACCGGGCTCGCCTCCGGCACCATCAAGGGGAAGGACGCCTTCAAGACCTTCGCCACGTCGATCCTCACCGACATGCTCCAGATCGCGAGCAAGGCCGCCTCGAACGAGATCATGAAGGCCCTGTTCGGGGGCCTGATGGGTGGCAGCTCGGGCGGCGGGTTGCTCGGCAGCATCCTCGGTGCTTTCACCGGAGCGCCGGCCGCGCCCGGCATGGCGACCGGCGGCCTGGTCACGGGCGGGGTACCGAACCGGGATAGCGTTCCCCGGACCCTCATGCCTGGTGAGTTCGTGCTGAAGCGGAGCGCGGTGGACGTGATCGGCCGGGAGAGCCTGGACCGGATGAACGCCATGGGTGCGGGCGTGATGGCGAAGGCCCCGCAGGTGGAGCCGGCCCGGTTCGGGAACTCGGCCCGGGCCGAGACCAGCGTCTATGTGGTGGACCGGGACCAGGTGCCGCCGCCCGGCCCCAACGAGATCGTCCACATCATCGGCAGCGACATTCAGCGCGGCGGGGCGATCAAGCAGCTCATCAAGAGGGTATCGGCCGGCGGGTAGTTGACCGGCCCGAGCAACGATTCCCAGACGATCCCGAAACGATGTCCTCAATCGTTTCGGGATCGTAGGAGAAGGCCGAGCCCTGGCCGCGGCCTGGCCCTCAATCGGTGAGGCGCGCCCGAGCCTTCCGGGCCTCCGCCAGCAGGCGGCGCGCGTCATCGTCGGAGAGGCCACCGATCCGGGCCTTGCCCGAGAGGTGGTCCGAGTAGAGGAAGGCCGCGGTCACCACCGAGAGGGTGGCGTGCTCACGGTCATGGTTCTGAGCTGAGGTGGTCGTCATCGCATATGGCTCCGCTGATGCGCCTGGAGCGCGTCAGTCGTTCGAGTTGCCGCCGATGCGATGCGACGCGCTGTGACACGGGTGACCCCGGCCGTTGAGCGTGCGGTAGTCCGGTCATTGAGCGCGCGGCTGATCAATGCGCTCATCCACCAAGGGTGCGGTGGCCCTCAATGGAAGGTCTAGGGGACCCTCGGCCCGGTGTCCAGTCTCTCCATCTGGAGCACCGTCCGTCTGGTCGAGCGGGCAGGAGGCCAGCGCGGGTTGCATGCGGAAATCATCGCGCGATCAAGTTGCATAGGTCTGGCGCAGCGGTCCGAAGTACGAATCGTACAAGTAAAAATATCCAATATCATTATGCGCTCTACATCGAATTAGTTCCTTATGATATAAAAAATAAAGATCTTTCTGCCAACCATATTTGTGATTAACATCGGATTTAGACCACAATGCTATTATGGTGTATCATGAGCAACGAAGACGAAGGCGATAAAAAGCCGCCCCTAAAAGATAAAAAGGGAATCCCGGCCGCAGGAAATGTGAAAATAAAGACGCTAATCTATCGAGATTTGCTCAAAGGCATTGAGGCTTTTGCAAGGCAGCGCGGCATATCTCGAAGTGATGCGATCGCAATAGCAATAGATGAATACATAAAAAGCTTCAAACAATAATATAACAATATTAAATCTAAAATATATTCAGATTTTCGCCTCGCATTCCAAGGGTATATTTAAGTTATTACTATATATTTTATTAACGCCTACGACGTGACTCTCGCCGCGGCATTGCCGTTCGTCAAACGGCGTCAGCGCTGCCCCCCTAGACGAATCGGACTCGCAAGCTCTTGAGGGTGAGCGGGTCCACCAGGATTTCGCACTCCTGTCGGGTCTGATAGGCCCCGAGGATTGCACCTTTCGCGACTGTGGCTGAGACCAGAACGGGATCGGGGACCACCATGCCTCGATGCCCTTTGGTGAACGTGAGGGCCGTTGCCTTCTCTGTTGTCCAGGCAAGGCCCATTGTCCTGTCCATATGACACCCCCGGTAGATCGTAATGCGGTCCGGCAAGGCCGCGTAGAAGGTGCGATCCTCCACTTCTATCAAGTGGTCACAGGGTCGCTCATCGAAATCAGACAAATATTGGCGGAAATCTCGCGCCAACTCTAGCAAATTGTTGCGCTGGCACCACGTATCATCACAGATATTCCACGCTTGATGGAAGCCAGACCAAAACAGATCCGGCTTTGAACTAAGCTCCGAACCATGCCGACCAGTCCAGTCCAGGAAGGCCGCCAAGCGCGTTTCTGAGTTCACTCCCGGCCCGTTCAGGGTCCTAAGCAGAGCCTCAATCATCAAACTTCTTCCCCACGGTCCCGCAGGCGTACGCCCGGGCCGCCGCCCGTGCTGGTGCTGCCCTCGGCTATAAGCGCCACGCCGGCAGCTTCGAGGGCTGTCGCCAACTTTCCCATGGCATCCGACGAGACGGCGCGGCGCTCCTTCTCGAAATCGACCACGGTGGACAGGCCAACACCAGCGGCTTCCGCGAGCTGCGGCTGTGTCCAGTTGAGGAGGGACCGGGCGGCCCGGCACTGAGCGGCATTCATCATTTATCAACATTTTCTGTTGACGACCCCATCGGCCGCTCATAGTTATATCAACATAAAATGTTGATGAAAAGGACGCCTCAATGACCTCTCGCCGTACCCTCCACTGGAACGTCGCCCTCCACAGGATGAAGGCCGACCGCGCCGACCGGCAGCCGGTGCGCGAGGAGCGGTTACGCTCTGGCGCCACCGGCGACCTCACCGCGTGGCGGGGCCGCTCCGGGCGCCGCTATGTGTGCAGCGTCTATCCCGCCAGCGCGGCCGGCGACCTTGCGGGCGATGCCGCAGCCTTGGTGCTGGCGGTGGCCCGCAACGCGGCCGGCGCCGCGGCCTTGCTGGCGATCGGCAGCTGTCCCGGCCGGCGCGACCGAGTTGCACGTCCATCGCCTCGCTGA